TTGTGATTCTTTAAGTCTCTTAGTATTTTCGGAAAGGACAGAGAAAATACTCTGCCCCTCCGAAGATAAGAGATCGACATTATAATAAACACCGTCCATCTCAACTGTATTCATTACAGTTCATCCTCCATCCCTGAGTCTAGTGCGTCAAACTCTGCACCGTCTGGAGTACCGACCTCAATTAAGTCGATGACTTGCATAGCTTGAAAGTCTAGACCTTTAAAGACCTGACCTTTCCATGTTGATTCCCATTCCTTGTACTGAACTCTAACATTAGAACCATTACCGACACGGGCATCTAGCTGATTCTTCTGAGCATCAACTAGCTTAGGAGCTTGTCGAACCATTCCATTGGGGCCATTGACTTTACGCTTGATGACAATAGCTGGGCCTTCATCCATGTGCTTGATAGTAAAGCCACGCTGTTCAAAGTCATCTGCCACTGCTTGATCTACAACTAAGTTAACAGAATACACTGGCTCGAAAGTAGTGTTAGGAGTTGTTACTGCTGCCCAGTATGCTGAGCCTTGTAGTATTGCCATGATAATATACCTATTGGTGTGGTTGATTGAAGTTGCATTGTAACATATCTAAATATTAATTGTCTATTTATTTCCTACTGTATCTCGATCAATAATATCTTCTTCTTTAACAAAGATACCATCTACCATCATACCTTTACGATCTTTAATATCTTGATAGGCATGATCAATACAATCTTTTAGAGACAAGTTGTGTCTGACAGCGATGTTGATTAGCACCACGATGATGTCACCGATGTCATCAATGGGTGTCTGCCCTTTACAGATACTATCGGACAGCTCACCTAACTCTTGTATTAATTTAAGCACCTGATCCTTGTCGCTGGAACCGTGTATTAAGTTCCTTGCTACATGCCATGACACTACGTTCTGAATTGAAAGCTCTATGCCTCTGTTTTCTTCTTGCATGTTAGACCTCCTTCATATCTAGCACTGTGTCGTGCTCAGTTTTATCAATGATGTATTGTATTACAGCTTGCTCTCTTACATTGTACATGGAACAAGCTGTACTCAGTGGGACTTTACCTTCAGTAACATCTACTGCTGCCTTAGCTGTAGCCATAGACTCAGGGCTAGGATTACCTTGTAAACTTTCTGCAAACATATTAACCTCAGAGTAGCGCATAAATAATAACAGTGAGTACTACACCGGACGCAAAAATTAAACCATTACGAGCAGCTAGTGTTAGACGATGGTTGAAACGGTGTGCAGCCCTGTCAAGTATCTGAACTGTCCACACCTTTAGTCTCAACGAGATGTTTAAGCAGGCCGACTTCATCCATTCGATGCTTACGTTTATCTTTTCTTTCATGTTGAACCTCTTTAAATTGCTGGTTAAAAATGCGATCAAAATTGTCGCCATAAGTTTTACTGTCCTTTACTCTAGACCTATCACCTTTACCGCCATGTGTTGGGTCAGCCATCATTCATGCTCCTGATAACAGACACCAAAACTAATTAAGATAAGGGGTAAGGATATAAGTATACCCTCAAACTCTGCTACCTCTAAGTCTTCACGACCCCTCCTGCTTATCCAGACAGGCCGTGAGTTAGCAAACTCTAAGTCAAGCCCCACCCCATTTCTAAACTCAATGGTTAGGGACTGCCCAAATAAATCTATTGTCATATCATGCCGCCTTCATAAAGTTATTGTTTCTAATAGCAGTTCTAATTAACTGATGTCTCTGATGCTTAACTGCTGCGATGTTACCTGATGTACCTTGTCTAACTGTCCCACCATGTGAAGACCAGTCAGTCATAGCATTATACACTGCCCAGTAGTTAGTACCTAAACGCTTTCTATATACTTGAACGTACTTGTTCCAGATATATTCTAAGCTGCTACTTTTTCTAGGCATATCTGATAGAACCATATCGCCCTGAGTGATCCCGCTTTCTATTAGACTTAAAGCTGAGCTGCACTTCAATGCTTCAGCAAAGAATTTAAATGCTGCTTGATCAGTGACTGATGTATCTATCCACTGTAACCACAGGTCTCTCTCTTTATGGAACACATCCATAGCTTTAGTGATTGCTCTACCGCCATGCTCAATGTCTAGTGACTGTGTATGCTTAGCTTTATACACTGCTACCTCACCACCTACAAAGACTTGTAAGTTTGTACAAGCACTCTGAATAGCTGCTGCGCTAATCATAAACGGCCATGTACCATCGAAGGATGTTATAGCTAGAAGGCTCAGAGAAGCTGTGTCACCATCTCCAGTTTGATATGTATGCTCTGGTAAACGGTACTGAACAAAGGTTCTAGAGCCATCGTGTGACGATCTGATGGTCTCCTGCATTCCATTAATTGATAGGTCTGAACGCTCAATAATGTTTCGAGTAGTATCAATCATATGCTTAGGAGGGACAGCCTTGTAACCATGACCATGAACACCTAGCTCTTGACCTGTATCTGTACGATAGATAGCAGCCTTAGAACTAGGGAACTCTGTGCCGTCAGCATAATAAACTAAGGGTGATGTAGCTATATCAAAGTCAGCTGATCCATAACCTCCAGCTCTTATATTGTTTAGTGCTGTGTTGTTTGCAAACATCGGTGTAATATTATTCATTGTGGAACCTCATTAATTAATTTTAATTGTAACACAAAAACCATTTGGACAACAACTACATTATCTTTATAATGCTTTTAAGGTCTTTAAGATACTTGTTCATTCTTATTCATTACCTTCAGTAGGATATACATAAGTATCCTCTAAATCTTTAAAGGTTAAAGTATCTTCAAAGCATTTAATACACATTTCATCACTGTTAATATGGTCGATGTAGTTCCTTAAACATAAAGAACAACTTAAAATTCTTGCACTACTGTCTGATCTCATCATCGTTCACTACCTCTATAGGTGCTAGCTCTACTAAATGTTCGTTGTATTTCGGGTAACTTCGGTTAACTTCTGCGAACTTCAAAGCTTCTTCAGGACTAGATGCTGCAACATCTATATAGTAACCACTTACTTTACCCATTAGTACTTTGTAAGTCTCTATCTTTTCTTCTGTGTCTATTTGTTTAAAGCTCATGGATTGCCCTATTGTGTGGGTTATAGTTCTGATCAATAGACATTGGTGCTTTTCTTAGCCACTCGTCCATCATCCTTGTACTCTTATCTAGTAGCATTGTTATTGGTGGCCTAACATATACTAAAGCTAGGAAGGCATCGTCTAGTTCTACATAGCTATGGCGCTTCAGCCTAGTATGTAATGTATTATAATTAACACCACTGACCTCCGCTAATTGTTTTAAGTTATACCAGTCACCTGATACTAGCTGTGGGTTATCACCGAAGTACTGGTGCAATACAAAGTCTACCATTATTTATCTCCTAAATAAGTTATTATATAGTAAGGGCTGTATGCCTGTCCAATTTTATGTGCATCTTCTAGTGTTGAGGCGTACTGAGTACAGCCTGATTCGTCCCAATCAATTGCCCACATAGCTATCTCTCCACTGTTACTTTAAAGTCTACCGCATCTATCTCAGTGCGAACTGCATCGACAATGAATTCTTCTACGCTGTCTCTCACTGTAGATATAACATCACCTAAGTCTATATCTTCATCAGCTTTTTGTTCTAATTCAGAGATGCGATACTCATGGTCATCGCCCTGACTGTCAAGAGTTTCAGCTAAACGCTCAACGTCATGTATACTAGATTCTACATCCTCTACTGTAGATTCTAATGACTCTAAGCGTTGAGATATATTGATTTGGTTCAGGCCATCAAAAGAATTATCTTCATCGAGACCCATCACCTTCCGCTCTAAGTCTGCAATTCTATTAGCGTCACGGATATGTATAGCTTCTGCCTCACCATAGAGATGATGCAGCGCCTTGTTCTCTTCTTCTATCTGTTTAACATCCTGCGTTAGCTGTGCTATCTTCAACCACTTAGGATCACCTGTCTCTGATGATGCTATCTTCGCCATTATTCTATCATCTACCCATGCTTCTATTACTTCGATTAAAGTTTTCATAGTTTGTATCTCCAATTAGGATTTAGTTTTATCCAGCAAGCTGCACAAATGTACAGCCCCCTGTCTTTTACATCAGCTACTTTGCCACAGCTACACTTAACCATCTATTCGCCTGTCAAGTAGCTATAGTGTACTTCACTTACATGGTAAGCATCTTTCCACTTAGTAGATTTAGTAGCTAGGAAACTACACCAGCTATTCCATAGATTTTCTGTGCCATATTCATGACATATCTGTACATAGTTCCTAACCTTTTTCTTGTTAGCTTCTAAACCCTTTGTAGTCTTAGGATTTTTAAGCAGTACAAATTCTTTAGCATCTAAACTATACATCTTTAAGTTATGGCTATCCATGCATCCAACTAAACCTGCTGTTAACTGACACATAAATCCTGCTTTAGCCATACCTAATCCATCAACTCGAAGGAATATTTTCATCAGGCTCATAGCTTTACTAGCATCTGTCTTACTGCTATTAATAACAGCCATAACTTGAGCATACATCTTATGCTTGTTAGCTTGTAAGTAAGTGTAAGTTTTCTTTTTACCTCCCCAAAGGGACTTAGCTTCTAATCTATTAGCACGAACATCTACTAACTGTTTACCTATATTTAACCACGGCTGTCTGATACTAAGGACGGTCATTAAAGCTACATCAGCTAAATTATCTGCTGATACCTGTGAGTAAGCTTGAACTGCTGTTGCATGAATTTTGTACATAAAACACCTCGTTTGTTTTTGACGTTTTCAAAGCTACAGGGAAGTCGATCAATTGTCAACCGCTTTCCCTGTGCATTATGCTGTTGTGAAAGAGCGCATCATATGTCATACAACACAAGTAACTCTAACAGGGACAGCGATGTATAGCAAACAATCGCAATAAATATAAGCTCCGATACTTTAGTTATCAATAAATTACTATTAAACTTTCTCATTTTCTACTCCAAATATTCTATTAGTCATAGTTTTGTCAGCTATTGTTGCGCTAACATCTATCAAATCCATTAAAATTCTACGGTCATTGTGATCAATGTTTAAGTTATATACCCAATCGTATAAACCTTTAAAGGTTTTTATATTATTTACATTAACTTCAGATAGTTTCATTATCATATCTCCACTCTAAGTTAAACACTGAAGGGAAGAACTCTCTATTCCAATCTGAACGCTTTAAATCTTGAACCCATACCCTCCCAGTACTACTAGGTTTATGAGGCGGTGAACCCCCCATAACTATCCATGTATCACTACTAGTGCTACTAGTTACTAGCTCTCTGTCATCTACTGGTAGCCCTGTTTTTTGATGCACTAAAGTATAGCCCTGCTTTATAATAGTCATTATACTATTCCTTTTAATTTATTATTTAATCTATCTAATTCTAAAACCAGAGACTCAAGGCTTCCATCATGCTTATAGATATGTATATCCTTTTTCTTCCGGTCATAGTAACAACATTCTATCTCATCTTTTATCTCTGATAAATCATATGATCCGAACTCATCATACCAGTTCTCATCACCTGTTAATTCTATATCTGATAGTACATATAAAGTATAATAATTTTTCATGCTGTCACCTCATCTAAATTATGGAGGGGGTGCTTAACATATTCCACCTGATCGTAAGCTATGCCGTTAGCAACCCTAACAGCGTTTTCAAAGCCATAAACTGTGCATATAAACTCTGAATTATTACCGTCCTCATCTTGCCAATATAGGCAATGTTGAGCTGATTTAGTGCCATATACTACCGATATTGTATTATGAATGATATTTTTCATTATGCTGTAACCTCACCTATAAATTATATTATTAATAGAAATTAAACGCCATCCTTGGCGATGATTATAATTCTATTTTACTTGCT